GCAAATCTAGGCTAATTCTCAAAGTCGGGCGTGGCGTAGGATTATCCTACACTCATCTCAATATATGGACATTTCCCAATTTATTGCCTCGATCTAGATTAGAACATCTGTTCGATTCCATAGCCCCAAGCCCCAAGCCTCAGACCCCCAAGCAGACTACCGCCCGACACAAACACCGACCCTTAACGCGAGAAGGTCGGCTATTAAAACCCAACACAAAAAACGCCGCTCGCCTTCGGCTCGCGGGAAAGACAAAGGTGCTCGCCCAAAGGCTCGCCCCAATAATCATTCGTGGTCGCTAGGGCGACCCCAATGCTTTAAACCCCTACCGGGGTTGTAGTACACTCTCCGCAAATAATATTTTTCCAGTATTTGCTCCGAGTGCCCCAATATGTCCCTTTTAGGGGTATAGTTTATAACAATTTGATAACAAAGCGTTCGGTTTTGGTATTTGAACGGGTTAGTATATATGTAAGGATATGAGCGGTAACCTGAAGCGAATATCCTTCCTACTCGGCAGCCTTGGGCTGCCTCGAGGGGTAGCGAAGCGCTGAAGCGCTGAGCGAAGGGGAGATTTTATTATGGAGGGTTTATATGGCTGCCAAGGCTGGGTCTGAGCATCATAACGTTGCTAGGCTTAGGGAGGCAAAGACCAAAGTTTTAGACTTCATACGTCAAGGACTAGACCTGCAAGACGCCCTGGCTAGGGCTGGCAGGAAGCCTGACGTGATGAAAGACTGGCGGAAAGACCCCAAGTTCATCAAAGCACTTGAAGCCGCCAGGCAAGAAGGCGAGCGCACCCTCAGCATCACTACTGGAGACGCTAAGTACAAGATAGGTTTTGAGCAGTTCTCTGCAGAGTTCTTAGACTCACCCATCTTCCCTCATCATAGGTCTTGGATAGATATCCTAGAGGGGCGCGAACCTTCATACCTTCACGCCTCTATGATTTACCAACCGTCTAGCCCTAAGAGATTGTTGATCAATGTCCCGCCCGAACACGCCAAGTCCACCGTCATCACGGTCAACTACTGCGTCTATCGGATTGCGATGGACCCGAATATCAAGATTACGATTGTCTCTAAGACTCAAGAACGCGCTAAGGAGTATCTCTACTCTATCAAGCAGCGGCTAAGTCATGAGCGCTGGGCTAAACTCCAGGCCGTATATGGAAGCACAGGGGGGTGGAAAGAGGATGCCGACACTTGGAAGGCTGACCGAATCTATCTCAGCCGTGACTCGACGGAGAAAGACCCGACAGTACAAGCCCTTGGTATTGGTGGACAGATTACAGGAGCTCGCTCAAACCTCATTATCCTTGATGACGTTGTTACGACATCCAACGCACACGAATGGGAAAAGCAACTCCTCTGGCTCCAACGAGATGTAGTAACCCGTCTAGGTGATACTGGTAAGTTACTTATCGTAGGAACCCGAATTGCCTCTAATGACCTATACCGTGAAATCAGAAACGGTGAGCATTGGAGCAACGGCAATACCCCTTTCACTTACTTTGCCATGCCAGCAGTTCTAGAACTAGACGAAGACCCAAAAGATTGGGTCACGCTCTGGCCTAAAAGTCAAATACCTTGGGAAGGTTCAGATGAAGGCATACTTCCAGATGAAGACGGACTATATCCTAAATGGGACGGGCCAGCACTCTATCGAAGAAGGAGTGAAGTTTCTGCGTCAGCCTGGGCATTGGTCTATCAACAGCAAGATGTACAAGAAGATTCTATTTTTTCCCCTGCGTGTATACAGGGTTCAGTTAACAGGATGCGCAAACGCGGAGTTCTAAAGCCTGGATTACCTGGACACCCTAAGGAACACGGGGCTTGGTATACCATAATGGGGCTAGACCCTGCTATGACAGGTAACACCGCAGCAGTAATACTGACGGTTGACCGCACAACTCGCAGGCGGTATATCCTAGATGTCATCAATATGTCAGAGCCTACCCCTGCTAAGATCAGACAGTTAATCAATGACTGGGTGGACAAGTACAAACCTCAAGAATTACGTATTGAAATCAATGCTCATCAGAAAGCCTACGCGCTAGATGAGGACTTACGCTCATTCCTTGCCTCTACTGGAGTTAGATTCTCCAGTCAGTTCACAGGTAAGAACAAATGGGACACATCATTCGGTGTAGCATCTATGGCTGGTCTCTTTGGGACCATGCGTAACAATGTACATCAAGACGATAACCTTATGGAGTTGCCTTCACAAGATGGCTCTGAAGGAGTCAAATCGTTAATACAGCAATTAATAACCTGGAAGCCTGATACTAAAGGCAAGACTGACTGTGTTATGGCTTTGTGGTTCTGTGAACTACGCGCTAAGGAAGTCATCAGCAATAACAATTACAACCAAAGCCACGTTCCAAACAGATGGGCCACAAGAAAGCAACTTGAACAACGTTACGTAATGGACGTAAACGATTACGAAGCGTTAATCTACGAATAGGACTATAATGGAATTAGATATCCAAACGATTGCAAGGCGGGTTGAGAATCTTAGGCTTCGCAATGTAACCCGCGATGCACGTATGCAGGATGTCCTTGCCGTACGCAAAGGTGATATGAGTCAGATTTACCCTGACTTGTTCCCTGAAGGTATGGGTAAGTCCATGACGGCTAACTTTGTAGATGTAGCCGCACGTGACTTGGCTGAAGTATTGGCCCCGCTTCCATCTTTCAATTGTTCTACAACTAATATTAACAATGACCGCGCTCGTCTGTTCGCTGACAAGCGCACCATGATAGCAAACAACTACATATACCATTCACGTTTACAATCTCAGATGTATTGGGGTGCTGACTGGTACTTCTCATACGGCTTCTTGCCTATCTATGTAGAGCCTGACTTTGATGATAGTCTTCCACGTATCCGTGTTGAAGATCCCATGGGTGGTTATCCTGAGTTTGATAGATTTGGTCGTTGCGTAGCATACGCTAAACGCTATGCCAAGACGATAGGCGAACTAGCAGTAGACTATCCAGAATACGCAAGCGCTATTCTAGGTCGTGATGGCTTTAATCAAGACACGAACTACATGGTTGACCTTGTTCGTTACAATGATGCGAATGTAACGGTTCTTTATTTACCACAACGCAGTAATTTAGTTCTTAACTATGCCTCTAACCCAACAGGCAAGATGAATGTCTACATAGCAAGACGTCCATCGATTGATAACGAATCACGTGGACAGTTTGACGATGTAATATACGTACAACTTGCACGTGCACGATTTGCTAATCTTGCAATGGAAGCAGCAGAGAAGTCTATCCAGGCTCCTCTAGTTGTTCCAACAGATGTAGTCGACATGCCAATGGGACCTGATGCGATTATTCGCACATCACAACCAGCAGGCGTAGGTCGAGTTAGACTAGATGTACCAGCAGCAGCCTTCCAGGAACAGGCCTCACTACAAGCGGAACTTCGCCTTGGTGCCCGTTACCCTGAAGGACGCACAGGAACCATTGATGCTTCAATCATTACTGGTCAAGGTGTGCAAGCGTTGCTTGGTGCATTTGACTCTCAAATTAAAGCAGGGCAAACAATCCTAGCTGAGACACTTGAAGATGTCATGAAAGTATGTTTCGAAATGGATGAACTCCTTTTCGATAATGAAAAGAGTGTCAAGGGTGTCGCACAAGGTACTCCGTACGAGTTAAAGTACAAACCAAGCAAAGACATTAAAGGTGACTCTTCTATCGAAGTGCGTTACGGTTTAATGGCAGGACTTGACCCATCGCGAGCCTTGATTTTCTCTTTACAAGCACTTGGAGCCGATTTGGTGTCTAAGGATTTCATCCGTCGTGAACTTCCGTGGAACGTAAACGTATCACTTGAAGAACAACGGATTGAAATCGAAAAGATGCGTGGCAACCTATCGGCTGCAATTACAGCTACAGCGCAGGCAATCCCTGCCATGGCTGCTCAAGGCCAAGACCCATCTCTAATAATTCAAAAGATTGCAGACGTCATTGAACGTCGCCGCAACGGGGAAGCAATAGAGGCTGCTGCTTTGGCCGTGTTCACGCCTCCCGAGGCCCCTGAACAACCAATGCAGGCAGAGACGGCTCCACCAGGCTTACAGGGACCAGTTGAGGCTACCCCGTCCCCTGTCGCTCCTGGACAACCCTCTGGTGGGGCCCCACAACCAGGACCAGATTTAGCATCAATATTAGCGGGCTTAGGAGGATAATGTGGCTACTAGAAAAAAACCAATTCCCAAAAAGGTTGTTAAGAAGGTAGCACGTAATCGCAGGACCACTCAAGAGCCAGTACTAACAAAATTAGATTTCTGGGCAATTGCAACTAAAGAAGTTTATGACACACTACGCAAAGCAGGTATGGATGAAGGTATTGCTTTAGCGTTTGCAATGGAAAGGTCAAGTTATCCTGATTGGATAATTGATCCAAAAGACCCAATAAAAAATCCATTAGATGATTTCGAAGAAGATGAGGACTAAAAATGGTCAAGCAAGTTGTATCTGGCGTAGGAGCAAACTCTAAGCGCACAGACCAAAACCTCGTTAGCAGAATTCAAAGAGATGCAAAGATTCAAAATGCCTCTGGTGGTACATACGGAGAACGTGGCCAACTAACTGAACTTGCTCAAGAGGGTGCTGCTGCTACAATTGCACCCGATGCTACAGCGGTTGGAATGAACCCTATGGTAGGAGGATTACCAACTACTGACGCATTCTTGCCAGGAGACGATAGACCAACATCCTCTGGCGCACCTGGTGGCCCAGGAGAAGATGATAGTAATTTATCTAATCCAATTGATGCAATTGACCAGACCCAGACATTAGCACGTGCTATGCTCCTAGCAAACCCTGATTCAATACAGTTGGCTTTGATAGTTGACGCATACAACCAAGAATTGGATAACGCTATTTAATGGCTGAGAATAGGCTCTCACCTGCACAACAGGCGCTATATAACAACGAAGGCGAAGCGCGTAATCGCGCTATGCGCATTCAAATGCTATCGCTCACGCCTGGCATGTATGAAAACTTTAATAATATAACGTCTAAGTACCCAGGTATGAGTAAAGACCTCATTATGGGCATGGTAAAACAGGGAATACCAGCAAATACTCCAGGAATTGATAAGATTGCTTCCTTAGATGGCATTGCTCAACTAAAAAGAGACCAATTTAACGTAGATAAGATTAAAAGTACAGTAGGAAACAACAGAGGAATTGTTGGTTCTATCTTTGACAGTACTTTCGGTAAGGTATATGATGTCTTAAAAGGCGTGAGTCGTGTAGGTTTTGCTGCGTTACGTCAGCCATACGATTTAGTAACCACAATGACACGTGATCTTGGTCAAGAAAAAAACCCAGGCTTGTTTATAAAAAATCTTTCAATGAGTGGCGGTAAGAATACGCTATTTGGTTCTTATCTTGCAGACGTTTTTGACTTTAAAGGCGGGGTAAAGACAGGTGACGGATTCTTTATTGATCCAAAAAGTAGGGTTGGCAAAGACCAAGCGAAGGCTATGGCAGCCTATGGCAAAGTAAATGGACAATCATTTACTATTGGACGTTATGTTGCTAAGTCAATTGGGTCAAATCCTAACAAAACTGGCTATAGAGTTCTTTCTGGTCTAGTTGATGCTACTCTTAACATAGGGCTTGACCCCTCTATGTGGTTTGGAGCTGGTTCTGCTCGAGCAATCCTACAAGGCGGCAAAAAAGCAGCAGAACTTAAGAAACTAGGAGCACCGTTTAGCCCTGCTGCTCAAGTAGCCAAAGAAACTGAAGAAATTAAAAAGTTAGCTTTAGAACGCGAAGAACTTGTTGGTCAATATACATCGCGTAGTGATGCTCAATGGATGGAAAAAAGTAAAGAATTAACAACACTTGAAGCAGAAAAAATAAATAGGTTACTGCCCACAACACAAACTTTACTTGGGAACCTAGAAGGCTCCCTAGTGGCTTTTTCAAAAGATGAAGTTGCTCAAACAGTGCTTGCTACCGATAACATTGCTAGAGAAATTATTACTAACCCTAGCACATTTGATGGCGAGTTACTTCGGGGTATAGATAAACTGGCTGCTGAAAGCACAAACACTGCAGGCTTTACTAATGGTTTCATCGTGCTAGAAAACGCACCTAAACCCGGAGTCATATCCTTTGGGGCGGATAAAACTGATGAATTTGCTGTTACTCTTTCTGGGGCAGACGAACTTAAACTTCTTGATTTAACAGAAGATCTCAGGTCATTACCTAAAGCAGAAGCGCAAGCAGAGTCAAGTCGTCGTATAATGTTTGAAGAGTGGTTAGAAGCAGGCAAAGTAGACGAAGCGCTTTCCCCTGAAGCACGTGCCATACTTCAAGAGATATCAAACATCAGTAGAAATGATGCTATAGCACTTAAAGGTTTTGGATGGACAATTTCTGCAGCAGATGAACCTAGAACACTCGCACAGATACTAGAGCCTATCATGAAGGCTAGAGGAACTGAAGGCGCTGCTATTGCTATGCGATATGCCCTAGAAGGCATACAGAAAACCTGGCAGTTTGACGGTATCAGTAATATCCGCGCTCTCTATGGTGAGACTGGTGGCGTCATGATTACCAATACTCAACGCTTGGCTGCCGTAACTGGACAATTTGGAATTGCTCTATCAAAGTTAGCGGGGACTACTTCAGGCGAATTAAGCGCACTAGGACCTGCTGTAACTGAATTAGTTTCTGGCATAAAAGGTCTTGATGATAAAATTAAAAGCGTTCGCGGAGAACTTGATGTTGCTACTAAAAACAAAGAAGTTATAGCCCAACGCTTAAAAGAGATTGAAATTTTTAGTAATGTGGTTAAACAAGACTTAGCGTTAAGTAAAGCACTCAGAAATGACCCTGAATACCAAGGTTTAGCTAAAATTATTGATTTAGATGAAGGCATTGCCGAAAAACGTATTCTACGTGAGTGGATTCAAGAAAACGTAGGTCTAACTAAAGGATATAACGGAGACCTTAGCACTGATTTTAGCGGAGCATTTAAATTTATGCTCGGAAGAAGTTTTGCTAGAATTGCCGAAGTAGTAGCCAAAGAAACAGACCCTAACACAGTCAATAGATTCTTTGGTAGAAAACTAGATGCTAATATGGTAATAGACCTTACGTCTGCAAGCACGACAGATGATGTTTATCGTGTATTCCTGTCTTACTTAGGAAACCCTACAACAAATCCTAATGTATTCCGTTCACTTACTCTTCGTAAAGAAGTTCAAAAACTTACTGCTAACCCTGTTGCTCGTATGGTTAATCCAATATCTTTGGTTTCTGTGAGAAATGCAGAGAGGCTTGAAAAAACATTCAGTCGTTACTATGTCCGTTCAACTGTTGTTAATCTAGGAGATTTAAACCAGACTATTAATGCTGTAGAAGACTGGGTATCTTCAGCCTCGATTAGAAGTGCTCTGGGAGTACAAGCAGCAGAAGGATTTATTGATGATATATCTGCTAAACTATTTAAAAGCACAAGCGAACAAGAACGTTCTACTATTATTCAAGATGGCCTAACAGATATTGTCAAGGCCTTAACTGCAAAATATAGGTTGCCCGAAGGGGAAGTTGCAGAACTTACTAGTTTAATTAAAGTAAACAAGGTTCAAGCCGCAGCAGATAAACTCTACACTACTGGTAAATTATCTGAAAATGGCGAAGTGTTAGTTCTTAATGTAGGAAATAATCCCGTTAAACTTGATGGGGGAATACACTTCTATCAACTAGCCCAAGGAACAATATTTCTTCCAGATTCAAAATCAGTTTTAAAAGCTTTTAATAAATTAGAAAAGAATATGCTTAAGAATAGGTATAAGGCCATAAAAATTGGCGTTGAAGAAACAGGCGATATTTGGCGTACTACCCAATTAGTATTCCGTGTATCTTACATGGTACGAAACATTGCTGAGATGCAGATGCGCCAGATGTTTTCTGGCCATGCAAACATTATTTCAAATCCATTCCAATTCACTGCCATGATGCTTGCTAACGCTGGTAAGGGTGGTCCTTTGGTAAATCGTATTGCTAAGTATCAATATGACTTAGGCGGTACTCAATTCAATAACCTAGAAGCCGAAGGTGAGTTCTTAGAGGCTATTCGTGGTTATCAAACATGGGCATTTCGCCGTGCTTCGGTATCCGATTATCGCAGTGGTAAAAACTCTGAAGTATTTAAAGTCTATAAAGTAATTGGATCAGGCGATAAACAATACTTTGAAGGTCTAGCGCATACTCTTAATCGTTGGGGTAGCGATAAATTTAACCCTAAGATTGCAAAGTTAATGTTGGCTGGTGACGAAGGCGCTAAACGTAAATTCGTAGAAGACGCAATTAATGACTTTGATTCACCTAATAGCGACATGAGAAACTATGTTCTTGGCATCTATGATAATAATGATGGTTTAAAGAGTCTCTTTTTAAGAGATACTGCTATCGCAAAAGATAAATTAACAAAAGATGATTTAGATGCAGATAAAATCTTTAAGTTTTTCTTTGATGATTCGCAATCACATACTCTTGCAGGACAAATGAAAGAGATGGCGGGAACTGGACCTAAATCATACGTGCTTACAGATTTGCTTGCTGAAGGCAAAGTAACATTTGTTAACAATAAAGGCAAAACTGTAACTCTCAGTATTCCTTGGTTTGATGGACCTTTAAACTCTACTCAACTATCTGCCCTTGAAAGTGCTTTTCAAAAAGCATTAAAAAACAACTTTGACCCAACAGATTTAACTGGTTCTAGGGTTCTGTTCCAAAAGGAAAGCGTTGTAAGTGCAGGCGATAAAGCGCAGATAAATGTTCTCGTAGACTCGTTCTTTAATATTGCTGCAAGACTAGAAAGCAAGTTTAACTTTGGTCCTGAATACCAGATGGCGTATTGGGATTTTGTTGCTCGCTATGCAGACATGCTTAGTGCTGATGAATTAAAGTATGTAAGAAACCAAGCGTTAAAGAGTTTAAATCCGATTAATATGCGCGTTGGTAACAAGGTAAAAATAGTAGGAAAGAAACATCCAGTTCTCAGGATTCTTGACAGCCGATTAAAAAAGGTTAGTGCAGGCAAAGTAGAAGCTGGAACATCAAACTGGCAAGCAATACACCAGATGGCTGCTAGAGACGCATCTACTTATGTTAAAGATTTATTCTATGATGCTAACCGCCAGAAACGATGGGCTCAAGCCTCACGTTTAATATTCCCGTTTGCACAGGCTCACACTAATACACTCTATAAGTGGGGTCAACTTAGCGCTCAGAGCAGATTTATACCTGCCTATAAATTTGGTAGAGCATACAACGCGCTCACAAAAGAAGACTCTAACGTTATATATGATGTAGCAGGTATGACATATAACGATGATCAAGGCTTTATTTATCGTGAACCAGGCCAAGAAGACGCTAAGTTTAAGATTCCACTTGTTGGAAATATACTAGGAGCATATGCTGGAAGAAACTTAAAAATGTCTGATGCCATGCAGATTACAGCACCCGTGCAATCGCTTAACCTTGCTTTTGGTGCAGTCAACCCGTTAATTCCAGGATTAGGGCCTGCAGCAGCACTTGCTTTTGTATACAGCGGTAGGTCTGATGATTTTGGTTCTGCATATGACGTTATGCGCGATATTGTAACTCCATTTGGAGCACCAGATAGCGTCGAAGATATTATATTTCCAGCATGGTTTCGTAAATCAGTTTTATATAAGATGAATAATCAAGAAGCAATACAACGTAATACTAAAGATTGGGCTGCTTATTTAGCATCTACTGGAGATTACGGTGATAATCCTTTTGCTAATGATGAAATCCGAACCAAACTATTTAACGACGCTCGGGATGCCGCACAACGAATGGGCTTTGCAACTGCTCTCTTTCAGAGCATATCTCCCGCTACGCCTATTGCTGAGGTTCTAGTAAAGATTAAAGACACTGATAACAAATTAAAATTTATGACAATGACCATGCTTTTTGAGCATTGGGACAGAATCTCCAAGGATAACCCTGGTAATTATGGGGAAGCCGTACGTGAGTTTGCTGATATTTACGGCATGAATAACATTCTAGTTACTCTCGGAAAAACAACATCTGCTGTAGCTGGCACAGAAGATGCTTGGAATTGGTTAAATCAAAACCCTACTGCTGCCGATAAATACGCTAGGTCTCCTGGAGATATAGTCCCTTATTTCTTCCCTGGTGGGGCAGAATTTGCAATTAAATATTACAACTGGCAGAAAAAAACAGGCGCTCGTCGTGTTTTGTCTACTAAAGAGATATCAGATGAGGCTGAGGGTCTTATCTACTCAATGCTTAAATCTCAGATTGCTGAAGAGCAGTTGGCTAACTATTATCCAGATTTTTGGTATCGTCAAAAAATCGCACAACTTGATAAAGACTTTGGCGGTCCTCCACCTGATACGATTACGACTAATACTGCTGAAGAAAAGATAGCACGAATAGGTCTTGCTCTAGAAGACCCAGCATTTCAGAGGTCTACAGTATATACCCAAGCAGCAACTTTCTATACTGAATACCAAAAATTCCAAGAATTACTTAATTACCTCAAAGGCGCCAATTACGCTGAGATTAAAAGCAAGAGCAGTATGGCTCCAATGTTAAGAGATAAACTTGTATCTCTTGCAGAAACCCTTATGACAGAAAACCCAGCGTTTGCTCGTATGTATTACGGGGTATTCGCTGGACAATTGGAAGGTTAGTATAAGTGCCACATCAACCAGGCCATAAAGCGTACATGCCAGCAACTACTTATTCGACTGCTCAAATGGGCGTTGCTACCCCAGGCGGCTCAATTGGTAACAACCGTTATCTAAACGAACAAGACCCGTATATCAAATTTCTATATGCACCAGAAGACAGTACAGCAGCAGTACTTTTTCAAGACTTATTTCGTGGTTTAGTAGACTCTGCTCCTCCTGCAGGTAGCAATTCTAGGAACATGTGGGAGTACGTTCAAGGCACAATGCGTAAGATTGGTCTATCCTCGGCTAAGACAACCCCAGGAATACCTACCGTTGAAGACATAACGGCCTTTAGAAGCGTTGTTAGGGCTGCCGTAGCAACCAATGCCACAGATCCAATTGCGTGGCTCCAAGCGGCTGCTGCGGGTTATAGCGGTGGTCAAGCCAAAGTATTTGACACCACTCCTAAGTTTACCCGTCAAATCCAAAAGGCGCTTCAGTTTAAGGATTTTGGTGACGCCAAGACCGCTCTAGTCGATGATTACTTTGCAACATTTGGCTTTGCACCTGATGAAGCCCTGATTTCCAAACTTCAAGAAAGCTGGAATGCAGAAACAACAAAACAAACCAAACCTGGTGTAACCGAAGGTAAGACTAGTTTTGAACAAAAATTTACAAATACACCCGTATATACAAAGAAGCCAGTCTTAACTAAATCTGGCAAGCCTAAGAAAGATGCTGATGGAAAGATTATCTATCAACAAAAAGTAGATGCAAAAGGCAACCCAGTATTTAAACCTTTATTAAACAAGGTGACAGGCCAACCAGAATACACAACCGTAGGTAAATACACTACTTCAACAGCAGCCGAAGGTTTTACCACTGAGGAACAAAAAGAGTTCCTGACCAGTTTTATTGCTGGTAATTTTCCAAGGGATAAGTTTAATGCCGAGAACATTGGTGGCGCAGTCAAGGCTACTTATGATTTTCTAATTCAAACTGCTAAAGCAAATCGTATAAAGCCAAAGTCGTTTGACGAACTTAGTGATTTCGTCCTAAAGATTATTGGCGAAGACGATGAAGCAGCAAGAACCGAACTGTTCCGTCAGTATGGAGCCGATATTCGCAAGCAGGCCTCTGTCAATTACATGAGCCTAAAAGAAGACCTTGATAATGGTATCAACGCTGAGACAACAATCGAAGAGTTGACGGAAGAATTAACCAATACTTTTGAGCAGACAATCTATGACGATGACCCTATTATGATTCAAATGCTTAACTTCAAAGATGATAAAGGTGTCTATCGCAAGCCTAATGCTTTAGAAAGAAAACAATTGATGGATGCAGACCCTCGTATGGATAGCACTTCAGGAAGATTAAACCAAGCCGTTGACACGGCTCAATCGTTGAGAAGTAAATTACAGTTGAGAAAAGCGGTGACTGACTAATGGCTAAACCCTTAACTCAAAAACAACTTGAGGCAATGCTTGAAAAATCAAAAGCAGCATTAGAAGGTACTAAAAAAACATTAGCATCAGTCGAAGAAACACAATTTACTGAGACAAGAAAAGCGCCCCAAGTTCAGACTCCATCGCGTCTTGCTGCTACCGAAGGTGGCGCTATTGGTGCTGCCTCAATTAGGTCTCAACAAATTGTTGCAGATGCAGCCGCTGCCGCAGCCCCTTTAGGTGACCCATATTTTATGCGAGATGCTAAGACTAAACTTAGCCCTGCTCAGGTAGATGCAAAGGCAGTATTAGCAGAACTGGCTGGCGATACTGGTGGTAAGTTAATAACAGGAACAGGTACCGCTGGATATATAGTTCCAAAACCAGCTGATTACGAAGACGACAATTTCTTCTATCGTTATGTATGGAGCGGCTCTTCTTCAACAACAAACACAGGCTCATGGAGAGTTCTCAAGACACCTAAAATTAAAACTATCTTTAACAAAAACGATGATGGTGGTGGTGTTGGTGGTAACGGTAAGCCTATTGTTATTCCTAATAGTCCTATAGCCACAAATCTTAGTGTCCTTAAAGCCCTACTTCGTAGTTTGGGATTTGGTTCTGCCCTTATTGATTCATCTGCTGACTTTTTAAATAAACTTTTAAAAGACGGTTTAGACTATGATAATGCCGTTGATATATTTTTAGAATCCAAAGAATACACGTTTAAAGATGGAAACAAAACCCAAAGTCCTTTTTACACCGCTTATGGATTCTTTAACGAAGGCCTTGTGAGACCTAAATCTGCTGCAGAACTCTACAATTCAGTCGAAGGATACAGGGCAACCAAAGACAAATATCAATTAAACGAAAAATATATTTCTAATGACTCAATAAAGAAATACTTGAAGAACAACGTTTCAGTTGACGAACTTGACGAACGCGCTAACGCTGCTAGGCTCAGGTCAATCAATGCTGACCCAGTTTATACAGATGCCTTGATGAAACTAGGATTTATCAAAACCGCTACAGACCTTACGGATTTCTTCTTGAATCCAGAAATCGGCAAAGAAGCACTAGAGCAAAATCGTGGCACAGCAGCCTTCTCTGCTGAGGCTATTCGACGTGCTCAACAAGGCGTAGAGTTTAGTAAGGCAAGATTCGAAAGTCTTTCAGCAGGTCTCGTTAGCCAAGGAATGACAGAGGCTGGAATAACCGAAACAGCCGAAAAAGGATTTGCAAACATCGCTTCAGACTTGAGGCCTCTACAAGGCCTATCAAACGTTTACGGATCACAGATTCAAAAAGCTAGATTCGGAAGCGTTCAAGAAGAACTTGAGCAAGAAGAATTTAAAGGCTTACTATCACAACGCCGTAAAGAGACCACTGAACTTGAAAAACGTTCTTTCCAAGGTTCTTCCGGTGCGAGTGGATACGCACTCAAAAAGAAAACAGCAGGCATAATCTAGAATCCTGACGTGGATACACCAGCCCCACGCAGAGTATAAGTCTGGCAGTACAAGCCAATATGAGTCCCCCAATTCATATTGAGGTGTGCGATAACTACTAACGATGGGAGAGGTTGCTATGAGCAACAATCGCGATAACTACTGGGAAGACGAAGAAGAAGACGAGGATGTACAAGCCGACTTCGGAATCGCCGATACTGATCTCGTAAAAAAACTGCGTAAAGCCTTAAAGGTGGAGCAGAAGCGAGCTAAAGAACTTGAATCAACTCTAGGTGAGTTGAGTAAGTCCCAAAGAGAACGCGTACTTAAGGATGTTCTTACATCCAAGGGTGTCAACATGAAAGTCGCTAAATTCATACCTACAGACATAGACGCTTCTGAAGAAGCAATTAACACATGGCTAGAGCAGAATGGTGATGTTTTTGGATTTGAAATCCAGAAAGAAACTCCGATTACTCAGCGTGATGTCGCAAGTCTGCGTCAGATGGATTCAGTAACTCAAAATGCTATGGCACCCGAAAGAGCAGATGAATACGCAATGAAAATTGAAAACGCCGAAAACGCCGAAGATTTAATTGCTTTTCTACGCTCTAACTAATATCCGTTCATAGTCTAGGAGACTAATAAAATGGCTAACGCCTTTATATCAACAGGTGCTTCCTCTCTTGGAGGTACCTCTGGTAGTGCAGGTCTAGTTCAGAAGGCGTATGATCGCCTTGTTGAATTTGCTCTCCGCTCAGAACCTCTAATTCGTTCTGTCGCAGATAAGCGCCCTGTTCGCCAAACACAACCAGGTTCAAGCGTAGTGCTACAACGCTACGTTGACCTAACCGCTGTAACTGGAACTCTAACTGAAACAGTAGACCCAGATGCAGTTGCAATGGATACACCTACACCTATCACCATTACTCTTAACGAGTATGGTAATGCAGTTCTTGTTACCCGTGCGTTGGAGCTATTCAGCCTTGCTGATGTAGACCCAGCCATTGCTAACATCATTGCTTTCAACCTTGCTGATTCTATCGATAAGGTTGCAATGACTGAACTTCGTGGCGGAACTAACGTAATCTACGGTGGAAGCCAGACAGCAACATCAGGACTTGGTGCTGCCGATGGACTAACTTCTGCAAAGATTCGTAAGACTGTTGCGAAACTACGTGCAGCAAATGCTAAGGCTCGCAAGGGCAACCTATACTGGATTGGTCTACATCCAGAGGTATCACACGACCTTCGTGCCGAAACAGGCGCAGGCGGGTGGCGTTTGCCACATGAGTACGACTCAAATGACAACATTTGGGCAGGTGAGATTGGAGCCTACGAAGGTGCATACTACGTAGAAACCAACCGTATGTACAGCGCTAAAGACGGCGCAGACCAGACAGCACTAGCAACTGCATCAGCAGTTAGCGGTGTTTCGGGTGCGTTCACCATTGTAGCAGCAAATGCTGCTTTCGGTGGTCGTGCTGAAGTCGGAGATAAGATCTCTGGTACAAACGTAGGTACTTCTGCTAAAATCACAGCAATTTCCATAGGTGCAACAAACACTACATTCACAGTAGATGTTGCTAACTCCGGAACTGTTGGAACAAATACTCTTACAGTAACACCAGTAACCCGTGTATTCCGCACAATTGCTTGCGGACAACAGGCGTTTGCTGAGGCAGTTGCTGAAGAGCCACATGTAGTAGTCGGACCAGTAACTGACAAGTTAATGCGTCACCGCCCAATGGGTTGGTACGGCGTACTTGGCTTTAAGCGTTACCGTGAAGAGGCGCTATATCGCCTTGAGACAGGTTCATCAATCGCTGCTCTGTAGTTGATTGACTCTGCAGGGTAGGCATATTAGAACAGCCTACCCTTCGGGGTGAGTCCATTAGGAGGACAAATGTCAGATTATAATTTTACTACACCTATAGTCCGAGAAGGACCTGCAGGTAATAGTAGATTATTTTACTTTTACAAATTAGATAGAGGTATTACCATAGTCAAATCTGGTAATACTTATTCACAGATCAGATACTCTGTTGACTCCGATTTGAATGGTTACGCTGCTGTCTATCGCGGTGGTTACAATCATACCGTAGACACTGCTACTAGGGCAGCACTAATCGCAGGTGGGGTCGGAGTAACAGCGGATAATTTTACAGCGCTATGAAACATTGGGAACATCATCCAGAGCCAGTGGAGGGATGCTTTGGTTGCAAAGCATTAACCTTGGAGATGAATGCTGGAGACGCGACTCGCGACATTTCTGATAAGAAATGGACTGCTGAATTACGAGCATACAAAGATGCTAGAGCGCAAGGCATACAACCTAACAGCACACATATGCCTGACATTAGAAGGGCTCATGAAGCATCCGAGATTTTGGGTAGACCTTACAACGGGGACACTATGCCAAAAGCACACAAAATAACCAAAAAGACAGTCGAAGTAATGAAAGAAATAGGAGCATAAATGGCACATAAACTTACAGCGCAACAGAAAGCTGAACGCGGTCGTACTAAAGAACGTAGAATTGCTAAGATGGACCCTATCTCTAGGTCTACTGTTAGAGGTAAAAACAGTGTTCCTGTCCCAAGCAAAAACAAAAAACCTGGAAGATATTTAGAGTAATGTCATCGGGACAATTTAAACCACATCGCGGTTTTAACTCCGTGCAGATTAAAGACGGATACGTAGTGCGGTTAAACAAAAATGGGAAAGTAAGAACAGTATTAGGAAAGTATGGAGAGTATGGCAGATCCAAGGCTTAAGAGGGCAGGCGTATCTGGGTTTAATAAACCTAAACGAACTCCTAGTCATCCAAAGAAGTCACACGTTGTTGTGGCTAAAGAGGGTAGTCAAGTAAGAACAATTAGATTTGGTGAACAAGGTGCATCTACTGCAGGTAAACCAAAGGCGGGAGAGTCTCGTCGTATCACGATGAAACGCAAGAGCTTTAAGGCTCGTCATGGTCGGAACATCGCTAAAGGAAAAATGAGTGCCGCATATTGGGCAGATAAGGTAAAATGGTAATGGCAAAAAAATATCAATCAATGGATGATGCTTACAATAAAGAAAA